TTAACATAATATACACAGTGCCGCCCAAATAGCCGGAAAGGGTAGCAAAAACAAAAGGTTAGCGGTTGCCCTGCCTGACTGCTTGCTCATTTTGCTCAACATTCTCCAAGCCTTTTTTTTGCTCGGGTCTTTTTGTCTTTCTGCTTCCATGTCTGCGATAACTGCTAGTACTGGAATTTCTAATACCTCAGCAATCTGTCTTGCAGCTTCGTTGTCCATCGCCTGGCGATTATGTCTGTAGTTATTAACTTTTGATGATCTCCAACCTAGCAATTCACACAACTGATTGTCGTTTCTAGCACCTGTCTTTTTCTGCGCTAAATCTAAGTAATCGCTTGTTTTCATTTTTTTTACTCCTCGTCCGTATGTCGCGATCTTACTACTCATATTCATGGATGTGAAAATTTATGCTTGACAATGTTCACGCTCGTGAGTTTCTATTCACACTCATGAGGATGAGTAATAACCGCAAATAGCTTCGTCCCGTTGCGTAAGTCCTGATTTGTGAGGGTTTCTTTTGCGGTTGCCCTACCTCTAAAGCAAGTCAGGCAGCTTTTTTTAGGAGTAACCGCAATGAATGACAAAATCGAGCAGGGTGTTTCTCGTGTCCTCTGGGCTTTCGTCATCTTTCTCGTAGTCGCTTCTGGCTGCATCGTTTGGGATAGCTACACACTCAGCCAAGCTGTTCAACAAACCCACGCTGATTTTAAGGAGTAACCGCAATGCTGGTATTAGTTGGATGTGAAGAATCACAGATAGTTACCCAGGCTTTCCGTGCCAAAGGTCACGACGCCTACTCTTGCGATTTACAACCAACTCGTGGTGATGCATCTATTCATTACCAGGCTGACATTTTTGATGTTATCCCAAAAAAGCAATGGGATTTAATCATCCTTCACCCTGAATGCACTGCAATGGCTTTATCAGGGAATCGTTGGTATGGGCAAGGTATGTCACTTCATCAGCAACGACTCGACGCTATTCAATGGACAAAGCGATTATGGAATCTCGCATGCTATCAGTCTCAGCGTGTTGCCCTGGAAAATCCTGCATCTGTCATCTTTCAACACCTCAATGCAGATTTAGTTCAGTACATTCAGCCCTGGCAATTTGGGCATGGCGAAAAGAAGAAGACAGGTCTTGCACTTCATGGTCTTCCAGAACTCCAGCCTGAAAACATTGTGGAAGGTCGCAACGAAACAATCTGGCGTATGCCTCCAAGCCCTACACGCAAACGCGACCGTTCTGTCACTTTCACCGGCATCGCTCGAGCGTTTGTAAATCAATGGTCTTTTTAGGAGTAACCGCAATGACTCGAATCACACAAGCTGAATCAAATCAACGATACAAAACTGCTGTTGAGTCTATTCAGGAGCTTTATAAGCTTCGTGTCCAACAAATCGAACTATCACTCCGTTGTGACTTTGAGAAGAAGTTCCTCATTGCTGAGGAGGCTCATTACGCAATGCGAGCATTGATGTTCACTCGCGGTGCTCATCTTGTTTCAAGAATGCTTCGGAGTGCCTGACATGTATCAGCAATCAATAAACATGCTCGCATTTGAAATCGGATTCTTTGTAATCCCTCTGATTCTGGCGGCATTAGCCGCCTGAATCAAAGCGAAGCGCGATAGCGCGAAGCCTAGACTTGAACTGGGAACACTTAAGGACGAACGACATGGAAACGACTGAAAATAAAGAGACTGGGGTGGGGGGTGTTCGAACACTCAACGACATTTACGGCGTTGTTTTCGATGAACGCACAACCGGTAAAGGCTGGTATACGAAAGTGACTACATTTAACTCTGGCGATGTCGAGTGCCTAGCAATGAAACTGGATTCAGACCAGTCAATCAGGAAGGGTGGTGGTGCCAAACGTGAAAACACATCAAAAGAACAAATGAGTGAAGCGGTACTTCAAAAATCACAAGCTAGGGCAAAGAAACAAGTCCGCTATAAATCACTCATGCTTAACGCTGACCGTATGCTCACACTTACATATCGCGAAAATATGACTGACCTTTCACAAGCTTGGGCTGATTTGAAAAAATTTAGCAGGCTTATGAAAGCTGAGTTCGGCGATGACTGGCATTATATCTGCGTTCCAGAGTTCCAGAAACGTGGCGCCGTTCATTTTCACATGGCTATTTCTGGCTTCTTCGACGTGAACATCGTTCGTAAGCACTGGCGTTCGGTAGTAGGTGAGGGCAACATCGACATAACATCTCCACGTAAAGCCATAGATAAAAATTCATGGAATCCACGTCGAATAGCTAACTACCTGGCTAAGTATCTAACCAAAATCGATAGTGTCGAGTTCAACAAGCGTCGCTATTCATCAACCAACATTCCGCCACCTCCGTTCGTTACGGGTTGGCTACCAATCACAATCGGTCTTTCCGTTGAAATTATCCTGACAAGGATTATCAGGGAACTGACCTACCGTGAACCGACTGACTATTACGAAACGTCAGAAAGCTACTTCCCATTGATAATTGTTTCTACTTAGGAGTGACCGCAATGACACAACAAATCATTGAGTTCGAAAAAGCCATCAAATCACAAGTGATGGAATCTGAGTACAACGGCCGCAAGCGCTACCGTGTGACTCAACCTGCTTTACTTTTCACGCCTGGTGAAAAGTATCCAGATAAGTTCGATTTCTACCTCTATAACGGTGACGATATTAATGTTGCCAATCATGTTCAGCCAAACTCTGTTGGCCGTTACCAGTTTAAGCCGGGTGCGATTGGTGTTCGTTCAAACTACGGCCTCATGGAACTGAATCTCGATGCGTCTGAGATTGAGCCTGTTAACTCGCAACCTCAGCAAAAGGCGTCATAACGTGAAACTGCTCCCGCTGCTTCTCATGTTCGCTCCACTTGTAATGGCTGACCCTGCAACCGAAGAAACTGTGCATCAGCTCTCAGAGTTCGTCGCAGTCACGGCTATGGTCATCAGCTTTTGCCTAGGCGCAATCTTGGGGCATCAGCGGTGAGTGAGGTTGCAATCGAATTAGTATCCAAGTGCCTACTGGCGCTGGTAGGTGGTTTTTCCTTTGGTTACACCTTAAAAACAATCAAGGTCTTTCTGGAGAAGATATAAGTCCTCTCTTTTTTAACTAATGTCGGGAGACATAAAGTATGAAAAACGTAAAAGTTGCCCTGATGGGCTTTGGCGCCAGTGCTATCGCGCTGGTTTCTTCAACCTCTCACGCCGCTATCACTGCTACTGACTTAACCTCACCATTGGCGGCTATCACAACTGACGCGAACACAGTTTTCACCGCTGTTCTGCCAGTTATGCTGACCGTTCTTGGCTTGGTTATCGGCTATAAGCTGGTCAAACGCTTCGTTAACGGCATCTAAGTAGTACTATGAACCCAGTAATCAAGTATGCTCTCGCGGCCTTGCTCTTGCTGGGTTCATCTTTTTCGCATGCTGGTGAGTGGTGGTCATATTCCAATGATTCCTATTCTTCCAAGTCAGCGGCAATTTCAGCTGCTCAAAGCGGATATGGTGTAGGCGCGCTCTGTGGCGTTGAGACCGGTACAAATCCCTATAACATTTATTATGACCGTAGCACCTCAAGTTCTGATGAATGCGAGAATGCAGGTCAACCCTATCCCTACGGCTGGTATTTCACCATTTATCAACACTTCGGCACATGTCCATCCCAGCTGCCTTATGAATGGTCTGACGGTTCTTGCCAAGCTGAGGAAGAAGTGTCATGTCAAGCCGGCGCTGACCCTCGCGTTGTCGAGTATTCACCCTCAGAAATGGCTGACCCTGATTTCAATACTAACCAGGCGATTATTTCGAATGGCTCATGCCAGTATGACTCTGTTGGTATTGCTGGGTGTGATGCTGAAACGGGCTCATGTTTCTATGAGTATGAACAGAATGGTCAGCAATCAGTAGGGTCTGAAACTCAGCCTACATTCTTTGATGGCACACCATCAATGTCAGAATCATCAAATAGTGACGGTGGCTCTACTACCTATCAAAAGGATGACCCTACAACAAACCCTGATGGCTCAACCACTCAGACTACGACTGAAACAACTACAAACACAACTGGCTCTGGCACTACTGTCTGGAATGATGGTCAGTACATTTATGTCCGTGATTCTTCCGGAACGGTTACTCAGTACCAACGTACAAACACTACAACGACTCAAACTGACGGTTCTTCTACTGAGGTCACTACAACTTCACAGACTGTATCTACGCCATCATCGACCACCACTACTGTTAACACTTCAAGTGGCACCGCCACTATAACCAGTCAGCAAGGAACCTCTGACGGTTCAACCACTGTTACAACTGACACTTATGATTCAAATGGCAATCTTGTGTCATCAGAAACCACCAAGACTGGTGCTACTGAAACTGGTGATGGTGACGAAACCAAAGAGGGCAACTGCGGCGCTCCAAATCAACCCACATGCGATGTGACTATTTCTGGTGAGGAGCATCTTTCAGATCCAAATATAACCATTAATCAGTCTAAAACTTCTGGTCTTAGTCTCTATGACAATACACTTGCCGACATTCTTGCTGCTCAGGATGATGAAGGCTCGTTTCTCGAGTTTATTGAACTTGATTTTTTCTCTGGTCGCACCTGTGACCCTGCTGCATTTTCTTCTGACTACCACGGCTCGACGTTTCAACCTCTTGCAGGTTTCTGCTCATTCTATGACGACGATATGCGTCCAATTCTTTATTGGGCTTTATACATGATTGCCGTATTTGCCTTGTTCCGTACATATGAACAGGCTGTGAAAGGAGGGCACTAATATGCCTTTATTGCTCTGGTTGAATACAATCTTTTCAGGATTGATTTCATACTTTCTGGATTTTATGACTAAGCGGTTCGCTGTTCTCGCTGCTGTTATCACTTCTTTTCTCGCTGTTCTTGCTATTTTGACCGCTACCTTTCAGGCGCTTTTGAATGGTTTGGTTTCTATCACACCCTCCGGCGCTTTTCTTTTTGGTCTTGGTTTGCTTCCCGGCAATACTGAAACTGTTCTTGCAACATATATTTCTGGCAGACTCGCAGCGATGGTTTATTCCTATCGCTTGCAGATGCTTGATTTCAACTCACGTGCGATGTTGATTCGATAATGGCTGTCTACTTCATCACTGGTAAGCTTGGCAGTGGTAAGACTCTCGTTACTGTCGGTAAAATCAAAGACTACCTCATGTCAGGGCGTCCAGTAGCTACCAATCTCGATCTCAACATTCAGCGTTTGGCTAAACGCAACTCAAAAGCAACTTTCTACCGCCTACCTGATAAGCCTCGCATCGATGACTTAAACCTTATCGGCCGTGGCTCTGATAGCGTCGATGAATCGACGTACGGCCTTATCGTTCTAGATGAGTGTGGTACCTGGTTAAATACCCGTTCATGGAATGACAAAGAGCGTCGCCACTTCATCGACTGGATGTTACACGCCAGGAAGCTTGGCTGGGATATTCTTTTCATTGTTCAGGATATATCCATCATCGATAAGCAACTCAAAATGTCTCTCTGTGAGCATTTGGTTGTTTGCCGTCGTCTTGACCGTATGAAGATTCCTTTCGTTTCTAATGTCGTCAAAATGCTTACAGGTCACAGAGTAACGATGCCTAAAATTCACACAGCCAAAGTCTTCTACGGTGATAGTGAATCAGATTACGTTACTGACCGCTGGACATATCAAGGTCGCAATCTCTATGACGCTTACGATACTCGTCAGGTATTTAGAGACGACATCCTTTATCACGGTGACTCTGAAACTGATTTTCGTGCCACCTACTCAGCACTCTCCAGGTGGCATGTTGAGGGGCGCTATTACCAAAAACAGCCGTTTTTTACGTGGGTAAAAAATCCATGCGATTTGCTATTGCTTCCAATCTGGTTACTTTCGAAAGCAATCACGCAAACAGGCGGAAAGCCAGCGCGCAGCACTGGCTTTGCGTCTGTGCGCTGATTTGCTCAACTGTATCGGCCAATGATTATGAGTACACCGTGGTTGATGGTGTGCCCATTGTTGAATTTGGCGATTTTGGCAAAGCGGCCAATCAATATGAAACCGAAGTAGGGGATTTGAACGTTATCTCCAGCACCATCGTTACCAGGACAAAAGATAAAATTCTAATCAACGATTCATTTGCGCCCTCGTCAAATGAATCAACCGCAAATGATGAGGGTTCACCTCGAATCATTGCTCAACCTACACAGACCACGGAAAAATAATTACGTTACTTACGTAAAACCGGAAACTGGATTACGTTACCGGCTCTATCTGGCAACATCATTTTTTCTTTTCTCAGTTTCAGGTTCGACCTGTAAAGGCTTTCGATAAGCTGCTGATTGATACGAACGGATAGCACGTCGCCTGATGTGAATCGTTCTCCAGCTGGTGACCACAAGTAACCTTGTCCAAGTGACCAGCCTGCAAAGGTGTTTTTCGTCCGGCCAAACTCAGGGAACTGTCCACCAATCATTCGCAGACATTCAATAACGGCTTTTGGGGCTCTGCCTGTTTTGTCGTACCGTTTAACGGTAGATAAAGAAATTTCGAGGTAGTCGGCAACGTCCTGAACGGTCATCCTTGCCGTGTGTCTTGCATCCGTGAATGTCAT